GTGTCCGCATAAACAACCATTGCTTTGACGCATACCGTATCAGGATTTAGCGTTGTTGAAGTTTTTAGGCCGCTAGTACGATTGCTTTCAATATCGCAGCTTTCGTAAAGACTGTCACCGTTTACATCTTTTGCATCGTTAAAATCACTGTCTGTCATTTCACCGATACGGATATTACCAAAGTCACGCGCAATCTCTGACGGTACTTTTGAGCCAATGTAAATCATCCCTGCTACTTTTTTACCTTGGTATCGTCCTTCAGAAACAATATCAGCAGCGTCATAATTATCCATTGCAAACACAGCGTTTTCTAGGTTTGGCTTGTATCCGTTGTCCTCCTGAACAAACGAGCGAAGCATAACTTCCGAGCCAGAGCCTTCAACGATAGCGATTGCATATTCTTTGCTACCCTCAATATCTGAAAGGTCTTCTATGCCGTGGTCTTTATTGAAAAGCCAGAAACCATACTCTGTATACGCTGACTTTGCTCGGAATGGTACTTTTGGCGGCATGACAGATAGCGCGTCTGCTTGAACAATAGCAATCTTAGCTGTGCCATCAGAAAGAAGCTCGATATTCTCAACAGAACCATTTGTATTCATTAGCTCTGTATCAAAATCTACTTTGTATCTATCGGCTTGCTGCTCTATATTTTGTTTAATATAATAACCAAGACGCTCATAACCACCACCTTCACCGCCTGTTGCGATAACAAGGTCGTCAGCTTGCGCTGTGAATGAAGCCGCGACAATAGCCGATGCTGCGATAATCTTCTTAAACATAATTAAAACCCTATTTTAAACCTTAATTAAAACCAACCCAGAACAGCGCCTAAAGGTGCAAGTGGAACTCCGATAATGCGCAGAATCTCCATACCACCTAGCTCGCTCCAGTTTTCAATACCTACGATCTCGACAACATTCATAATCCAACCCGCACCTGCTGCGATAGCAAGCACGATTGACAAAATGCCTATATAGATATATAAATTGCTTTGTTTTTTCATAATTAAAACCCTCTTTTGTTTTGGCGTTATTGCCGTTTAATTTAAAACCTGATAGCCGCGCCATTAAGACGCGAACGGCACTACCTCGCCACCTGCTTTCACGCTAATAATACTTTCGGTATAAAAGCTAACGTAACCTGATCCGCCATTGCGTTTTTTAACAAGGTCGATTACGTTAACTAGAGTAGGGTTGTTTTGCTTGCGCGTCATAACGGCTTGCTTTGTTGATTCGCTTTTGTACTTATCAACAAGATTCACGTACTTAGGATTTGTTGACACATGGCGAATATCACCATTCTTCTTTTTGAATGTGATACGCATGATTTTTGAACCGTTACGCTCTAGCAGTTTTTTGAATTCTTCGTTGGTGTTCATGTTGTTTCTCCTGTTTGCGTGCATCTTAAACGAACTGGATTGTAACTTCAAGATCTTTTAAAGCCATGCCAAACTTATTAGCATCTTTGTTAATCATGCTTTTCACTTCGCGTACACCTGTCTCGAAGTTTTCAAGCGTTGGCTTTTCGTTCCAAAGAATAATATCAGTTCTGACACCGTTAATCCAAGGAAAGTTGCACGGAGTGTTACCATTTTTTGCTACTGCTTTTACGATTGCTTTCATTTTCTTTTCTCCAAGTTGTTGCATCTGTTCAGTTGATAAACACAGTTTAAACACATTACCCAGCCTTTGCAAGCATTTTTTCACATTCTTTTTGCCAATGCTTCGCGACCAACATAAGGCGGTCATTTAGCTTTTTCAGCTCTAGGTTTTCATTCTGCGCTTTTATAAGCTCGCTTTCTCTAAAATCGCATTCTTTGCATTTTCCGGTCATAAAAAAAAGCCCTTAATTAAAAGGGCTTAGTATATCATTGCATTGACAGCATTAACCTGTCATACATCTTGCTTTTCCATATTGGCATCTTTCCGCCCTTTTCCATCTCTTCAAAAGCATCAGCAGCAGCTCTAAGGCACTCGCTTAATCCGGCGTTAAAGTTATGCTCAAACTCTACCAATTCCTTGCTGTTGATCTTTAAAACGTATCTCTGACGACCTTTGCCGTATTCAATATCGTGATCTTCACTGATATTTGTGATAATAATACTCATAAATTATCAACCCCATAACAGAATGGTAGGTGCGCGTTTTCAGTGCATCGGAAATATCGCTTGCCCAGCATATCTTTTTTAAACGCCTCAAGCTTAATAGCCTTTACATCATCTATGCGACTATCGAGCCATTCGATACCGCAATAGGTTGGTAAATTCTTTTTCATCAAGCCATGAACAACTGCTTTCTGACGTGGGATTTTGTCAGACTTATTACCCTTTCCAATATAAGCCGCTAACATTTCTTTATTCATGCGCGGTAAGTCGTTGCAATCTAGGTTGCTGTATCTCTTGTGTAACCTGCCTGCTCGCCAGACAATATCTTTTGTCAGGCCAATTTTTGCCATCTCTTCGTATGTATTATCAAACATAAACTTAAACGCATGAGCCATATTGTTATAATAGCTATCATGCTTTAGTTTAGCCTGATACGCCTCGTTAAATGACTTATCATTTTTTAGCGCAAGAAAAGATTGTACCTCTTCTTTTGTTAATAGCTGTGCGTACTTTCGAGCCTTAACAATACCCATGGCCAATAACTGCTCAGCTCGCTCTGTTGGATTTCCGATCAAACCCAAATCTCCTTTTCCTTCTTAACCAAAGCATTACGCATCTTTAGCCATGCAATATCTCGGTCTGCATGTTTGCTTAGGTTTACTTTGATATCTTGATAGATAAATGTTTTTTGTTTTGTCGCTTTTGCTTTGCTGAAAAGATCGTTAAAGCTTTTGTTTTCTGGTGTCATTTTGGTTCTCCGTTGTCGTTGTTAAATAGTGTAAGGCTAAATGTGCAGTTTTAAACAATATACCCATTAACTCTTTTCAAGTTATTTAGCATTTTGTATTTGTCTTTCAAACTTTCAACCATATCAAAGATAGCCTTGGCTTGATCTTGATCTAGCTCAAGATCATCAACTTTGTAGTAATTAATTCCAGTTGCTTGGTTTTCAGATTTAAAAACAGATCCTATGGTTGCATTTCTATAAACTATTTTATAAGTAGTTTCAATCCTACAAGTCTTTGAAAGATCTAAATAAGGTGGTGAAAGCTGATAAACCTCTTGCGTTTCCTTAACGCAAACCTTTCCGCTACTTAATGCTTCTTCTAGCTGAAAAAACAATTCATCAAACATGTCAAACCCCATAAACTTCAAAATAAAGTTTTTCTTTCATATCTCGCAGTGCGCTTTTAGTTGTTGCGAATTCAGCTGAATTATACTGCTTTGTGAATCGTTTTAGCTTTTGCTTTGATGTTTAAATTTTCATTTTAATATCCTATTCAAAAAGTAACTTCACTATACCGTTCGCCGTATCTTGAAATAAAAGGCAGGCTTTTAATATTGTACTTGATGGATATAGCTTTTTGAAACTCCATTGCCTCGCTCAAAGTATAAGCGTACAATCCTTTAATCGTATTCCAGCACGGTTTAAGATACAGGTCTTTATCATTAAAGTCAATAACACCAACCTGTTTTTTATTACCGTATGGATGATATAGGTGGTAGGTTTTCATTGTCTCTTTGTCTCAACCTTTACATATTTCCCTTCGTTGTCCTGAACTTCTCCGATGCAGATTGTTGACTCCGTTTCACTTATTACCACCTCAAACACGCAATCAGTAAACAACCGATTACCATGAGTCGATTCGTCATCTGTTGAAATGTCAATAGAAAAAGATACTTCTGCGTCTGGATTTTTAAGCAGTAGATCTGCCAGTTCGTGTGCTTTCATTTCAACGCCTCTTTGTAGTTTTTTCCTTCCAATGTTTTTGGGTCTGGCCTTCCGTAATCACGCTTAATTGCAGCATGGCTTTTACAGCAAGACTTTGCCCATCCTCTTTTTAAATCAGCTTTACGGGCACTATATTGCTTTCCACACCAACAAACAAGATCAACTTTTGCACCACGTTGAACTGTCTTTTCTGTTGTCTTTGTTTCTTTTCTCTTCTCTATATCTTTTTTCAACGAATTTCTTTGCAGTGTATATAGCTGTTCTTCAAAAACGTCAATCCAATCATTCCATTCGTCTTCTTCACATGAAAACGTTGCCGCCGCAGCCAATCGCCCTACTATTTTTATAGAATTTTTCAGATGCCTTTCTGACATATCTGAAACATTGTATGTAACACCATCTCTTCCTGTCCATACTGTATACCCATGACTCTCTTCATAGTCGTATGGGTTATATTCCATTTCGTAAAACCCTGCGTCTTCTGCACCTTGTCCCATTTTCTTATCTCCTTGAAACAAAAAAGCCATACCGTTATTGGTATGGCTTAAGGTTAAGCTAAATAGCGCATGGTGTCAAGCGTTTAATTTGGTAAAACTTCTATTCCAGTCGCTAAGCGGCCTAGACCATACTTTACCGTTTACAGTATTCTGATATACAACGGTTACAGGATACCTTTCTTCGTTCTCTGTAAACTCATTCGCAATCAGAATAACTTCATATTCAGCACCGTTTCGGTGCTTCCATTTTGTGTTAATCATTTATCAGCTCCGCTAAAATACTCAACAAGGTCAGAGTAGCCGCCGATACGTCTACCGTCAACCTTGACCTGTGGAAGTGTGGCCTTGCCGTATTCAGCTAAAAACTCATCACCAAATTCGTCAATGTCTACGTCTTTGTATTCAAAATCAAAGCCTTTAGATTCAAGAACCGCTTTTGCTTTTTCGCAATAACCACACCAGTAAGCGCCATATAATTCAATCATTTAACGCCTCCGCATAAACAGAGTAATCAATATCGCCTGCAAGTCCGTTGTGGCTGTAATCAACCACTTTAGCCTCAAAGAAGTTAGTATGAGTCGAAGCACTAAGCAAATAATCCATCCATGGCAACGGGTTATCTCGCACTTCTCCAACAGTTTTAATGCCTTTTTGATAAAGTCGCAGATCACCTAGATAAGAAATAAATTCCTTAGCTTCTGGCTTGCTCATGCCTTCCTGTTCGCCGATGTCAAATACAGTATCAAGAAATAGATTCTCAGCTTCAATATAAGCTTTAACTACCTTTTCAAACCATCGATTAAGCTCAATCTTCTCCGCTTCTGTTAAATCTTTCTCGGCAGATTCCAAGACCTTCAAGTTATTCTTAACGTGTTCTTGCTCATCTTTTAGCGACCATTCGTTAATTGTATTAAATCCGATCATCTTTCCGTATCGCTGATAATTTAACAGCACAGAAAAAGCACCGAATAGAGAAATACCTTCACCTAAAAGAATAACAGATAGTTTTTTGCAGAAGTTTAAAGCATCATTAAGATCACCTACGTCTTGAGTCATAATGTCGATCTTGTCCGACATCTCTTTGTACCGTCTAAAGTCAGCCCATTCAGAGTCAGTATACCCAAATGTCTCAGCTGCTAAGGCGTATGATCTCTGGTGTGTTACTTCCCTAGAACCAAACGTAAGCCACATTGTTCTAATTTCGTTGTTCTTGACGTATGGTAGCAGATCACAATAACCGGAACCAACAGCAACATCCATTTCCGTAAACAGCATATTCAAACTACCAATAATATGCTTGTTTGTTTCGTGGCTTGTATTGCCAATTTTTAAACCGTCTTTACTTGTAAACTGACGCAAATCATCTTGCAAATCAATCTGGTTTTCATGCCATAGCATATCTATACGGTGTTTTTTTTCTGCATCAACCGCCCAATTATAGGTAAACGGACGGTATGCAATGTTACTCTTAAATACGCTCATACAAACCTCTTTAGATGGGCATCCTTGCCCGTTACGCTATCAACCTTCGCAGGCCAAACACTCGTTAAACTCATATTTCTGACGCACTGGAACGCTGTTTAAAGGGCGATCTCCACCTGTTCCAATGTTAGCCCGTGTAGACGGCTTTGCTCGGCAGTAGTAGAATGTTTTAATGCCCTTCATCCAACCCTTAATATGTAAGTCGGACATTTCTTGTTTTGTCATATCGTTTGGTACCTTGATGTTTAAAGAAACAGATTGGCAAACATGCTTTTGTCGTTCGGCCTGCTGCTCAACAATCCACATTGGATTAATCTCTTCAAAAGTCTTAAACACTTTCTTAACATCATCGCTCAAGAACTCAAGATGCTGTACAGAACCTTCATTGGTAATAATGCTTTTCCATACTTCATCGGTATTCTTATCTAGCTTCTCTAATTCTTCTTCAAGGTATTTATTCTTGATTAAGAATGAACCAGCTCGACCTTTAGCATTAAATGCGTTTGCATTCCAAGGCTCAATACTTGGTGATACATTAAAGATTGAGCTAGAACTTGCATTAGGTGCAATCGCCATTAGATGGCTGTTACGCATGCCAGAACCAAAGCAATCTGGTGATTCTCCACGCTCTTTAGCAAGCTGTTTACTAGAAAAAATAGCCTTTTCTTTAATGTCTTTATAAATCTTATTAGTTAACTGGATTGCACTTCCAAAACCACCAGATTCAAAAGGAATACGTTTTGATTGCAAATATGAATGCCAACCTAATGTGCCCATGCCTACAGCTCGCTCTTTTTGAGCTGAATTAATAGCGCGTTTTAATTGTGGAGGCGCAAGACGAATAAAGTATTCTAGCACATTGTCAAGATACCGGATAAGATCCTCAACAATAGGCGTGTCTTTCCATTCGTCGTACTTCTCAAGATTTAGAGACGACAAGCAGCAAACAGCTGTTCTTGTTTCCGATGTCATTAATGTGATTTCGCTCATTCAGTTCGGATAGTTTCGCTACGCTATCCCGCTCTATAAGAGCGGCTTACATTTTCATGCAAGATCAGACTATATCATCATCCTTTCGGATGCCCACCGCTTCCATTTAATCAGGGATTACTAGATTATTACTCTAAACCTGAACCGCTTGGCTGTACTCTACTCCCTTCCGCTTTAAAGCGTGGTTTCGATAGTCGTTGAAGGTTCCCTTTATAAGGGCTTCCCTGCTGATTACCCTCGCCTTTACGTTAGGGCTTCCCAGCAATTCAATGGGTTTTACTTGTGCTGCATAGTTAACACAAATTGCTCTGCCGTACATTGTAAAGCGGCCTAGTAATCCACTCAGGCAGCTGGCGATTAACATTGTCGCTAAACATAATATATGGCTCGCCAGTTTCATAGCGAACATCCATAATATGTTCCCAGACTTCACGTGCGTTTAAAAAGCGTCCTGTAGCGCCATGTTTAGGGTCTTTTAGTTCGTATTGCTCGCCTTTAATGACCTTATGCATAAACCAATCAGGTATTACAACGGCATTATTAAGGTTGAAACACTTCTTATTCTGGTCGCCACCAACAGGGTTTCGCATATCAATGAATGACATAATCTCAGGGTGGTCAATATCCAAGTATGCACCGATAGACCCGCGCCGTGTTTCTTTTTGCTTGTAGGCTAATGTATCTGCATCATATCCACGGGCATGAGCCATAACGCCTGTAGACTTTTCGTCAGGTGCGCGGTTGCCAAAGTAGATACCTAAGCCGCCACCCATCATAGATAGCCACTCTGATTCGCTTCGCGTCTCAACCAATCCCTCCTTTGTATCAGGTATCATAGGCAAGAAACAAGAAATAGGAAGTCCGTCAGGCTCTACATTTTCTTGCAGCCAGTCTCCGGCAGATTCAAATTCATCTTTGGTAAAAGTAGGCCAGACAATATCTAACGCATTTGAAATAACAGGGCTTGCGTTTACAAACCACCCTTTAGAGGAGTAATCGTACATTCGTTGTGCAAACTCATAATCACCGAAGCTGTAGCAAGTCGCTGCACGGGCGAATGTTTGTTGTGGGCTTGTTTCGTGGTCTTTCTTATAAAAACCTTTACCAGTCATCAGCGCTTTACCTTGTTCTGGTAATAACGCATCTCTTGTGTAATCAATAATAATCCCGTTATATTCTCTGACGGGTTCGTATAATTCCATAAAATATCTCCGAATTTAAGCGACAAAAAAAAGCGCAGCGTGTGCGCTTTTTGGTTGTTTTTTGTTGGTGTGTTTAATTATCTGTGGCTTTCATACTTAAAACCCTTCGTAATCATCTTTCATAGCTTATGAAATCCAGTCTAGCACAGGTTTAGATTCTGCATTAACCAATGCGTCAGAGAAGATCTTTAGGTTTGATTCGCTATTTGCAATAGGCGATACCAAATCAGAACTCAAGATAGAGACAACGCTATCATCCGAATCTTCAATAACGGCCTCTGCGTACAAATAGGTAAAATAATAAGGATCATCCATAGGCTTTTTAAATCGCCTGATTTCTTGAACTTCTGCCATTTTTCTTCTCTTTGCTAAATGCCATCGAATTTTCTTTTATGCGCGACAATAAATCAATCTTCTTCTGTAAACTCTTTGCCTTTAAGATAAAAACCTTGCCGAACATTTATTATAGCATTTTTAAAACCGTCCGCTCTTTCCAAAGCCGCCATCGCCTCGCTTTGTTTCTTCAAATTCATCCTCGATAAAGTAAGCCTGAACCATTTCATGGAAAACAATTTGGCCGATACGCTCGCCTGCCTCGATTATAACGGGGTCATCTGAAAGATTCCAGAAATTCCAAATCATATTTCCGGTATAGTCTTTATCAATAACTCCAACGCTATTCATAAGGATCAATCCTTTCTTATTGCAGATTGAACTACGTGGAATTGCGTTATAAAAGTAATCCTGAATAGGCTGTAGGTTTGTAGGCGTAACAACCTGCCCAATGGAGTGTGGCTTGATTGTTAAAGTATCTTTTGCTCGCACGTCATAACCAGCAGCGTCTTCTGATCCCTTGGTTGGTTTTTCGCCTTTATAACGCACTGTAATACTTTTCATCTAATTAATCACCTCTTTTGTTTTTGAATCTTTAATAATTGTTTTGCCATCTTTAAAGTGAGATTCATGTCCGCAATCAAGATAAACAAACGCTGAACTATCTGAGCACGAATAAAGTAGGTCTGACTCTTGTTTTAATCCGCAATACGGACATTCATCCTTAAAGCTTTTCATCAACAACCTCTTCTCAATGTCTTGCCATTTTTCGCCCGTCTCGATAGCCGTTGAAGTTGCTACCGAGCGGATTAATCGGATTTTTGATGTGTGTTTTGATTTTCTATTTATCATCTACTGGACTAATACATTTTACATCTGATTTATTGTACTCACACGTAAACCCATATGATTCAATGTAGTATTTTGAATCATCAGAGTAGATTTTTGTTCCAACTGCTTTTGATTCTGTTCCGGTATTAAATACAACTTTAAATTCTTTCATTTGTTAACCATCTTTTATTTCTTAACTACGTCAACTTTCCGTCGATCAACGCTTGCAGTTTCTCCGGCCAAAGCCTGATAAGCAGCTGCGTCTTCGTAATCATCCTGACGGTAATCTCCTCCTTTTGAACGGCTAATCTTCAGCAAGGTCATAAAGTGCCAGCCTTGTTCCTCTGTCATCTTTCCACTTTGATTAACAATGCAGTCAGCAAAGATAGCGTTAAACGCATCGACTGTTGACTTCATAGACCGCTCTCCACCTTCTGTATCTCGTTCTGATGCGCGGTCTTTCATGTGCTTTACGCCAGCCTCAAGAAATCCATGTGCTGGTGTTTTAACATGGTAATTATCGGTTTTTTTCTTGTCTTTTGACATTTTAGCTGCAATATCCATTGGTACTTCTAGGCATTCTTCGATGCTGATGCCATCCATATCAACAAACTCAACAGTCTCTTCCATTGTGCGATCATGGATGCGCTTTGAAATACCATGCACCTCATTCAGCGCTTTATTTGCTGCGTTTTGCTTTTCGATTTCGTCTGATGATAAAACGCTACCAGATTCTTGTTTTTGGTCATCAATCATGCGAAAAAAATCATACGCTGTAGCTGGATCGTTATCAGGTATGACACTTGAAACCCATACTAAATTATGGCATGAGTCATACGCTAAGTATCTATATTCTTCATCTGCGTCAATATCACCAACCTCACACCCAAGCTCACCAGCCGCAAACTCTGCCATTTCTTTAATTTCTTCAGGCGTACAACCTGAAACGTCAACCTGAAAGTTTTTATCCAACTTTTTCACAGTAATCCCCTCTTTTAATATGACCCTTACAACCAAATAAACCCTTGCCCATCAAGGAATAACTACACTCTAAACCAAAAACAAAGATCAGTCAAACACTTTTTTCTTTCTCTGTAAATCTTTCTCTACGTTTCGCCTAGAAACCATCACGCAAAAATCTGTCGATAAAAAACCTAAAGATAAAACGCGAACCAGTCCATCGACAATGCAAGATAATCCAAATACAAAGTTGTCCCACCTGTTTGCTTTGGTTTTAAACATCATAGATCTTTTTCACCCTACCACTCTCAACAGCATTAACTTCACGCTCCCACTCAGACCGACACGACCAGTCTTCTTCCGGCTCGCAAAACCGTGATTCATAACCATCAAGCTCCTCATCGCAGTAGCGACACCTATTAACGTGCCCATGTTTCTGTATTGATGCTAAATAATCATTTTCAGCGTCTCGTTTATTACTAAGCGTCTGCAAACACCGTTCAAAATGCCGCTCATTTTCAATCGCGGCAATATCCATTTCATCCATTTTTAAAGCCCTAATATAATTGTTAGGGCTTTATTTTATCATGGTTTATTAACGGGTTATAAAAATAGCGCTACAAAGGCTCAACAGATATCAAAACATCAAAGCCAAACTTGAAGCCAGCGAACTTATACGCCTCATTCATAGACATACCGTTAGGATCAAGCATAACCGTACTTTTGCCTGAAGTGAAAGTTACTTTGAAGGCTTTGGATGAGGTGAAAACAGTATCGCTTTCACCTCGGCTAGCCATTATCGCTTCTTTTTCTTGTGCTGTTAGCGCCATAAAGAAAGGCCGCAATTAAGCGGCCACCTCGTTGTTAAAACAAAGCATCCTGTTTAACTTCTTCTTTATTAAAGCGATCTTTAGCCATGCTAAGATTGATTTTTGACTGCTTAAAATAACTGTCTTTAAGTTCAATACCAATCGCTTTACGACCCATAGAAACTGGACTATACACTTCGCTACCAAC